GGCTGAATGGCTGGGCGTGACAGAGGATGCGCTCTTTAACCGTCTGCGCACTGGTGGCGATCAGATATTCCCAATGGGCTGGGCGATGGTTCTCCAGCAGGCCAGTGGCACCAAGCACATCGCTGATGCGGTATCGCGCCAGTCGAACAGCGTCAATGTTCCGCTGGTGGATATCGAGGATGTGGATAACGCCGATATCAATCAGCGCCTGATGGAAACCATTGAGTGGATCAGTGAGCACTCCAAGTTTGTCCGCAAGGCAACCGCTGATGGCGTCATTGACCAGGCCGAACGCGAGCAAATCGAAGAGAACAGTTATCAGGTAATGGCGAAGTGGCAAGAGCATTTAACGCTGCTGTATCGCGTTTTCTGCGCGCCGGAAAAGAGTAACGCCCGCGAGTGTGCAGCTCCGGGCGTCGTGGCGTGTCGTATCAGTGGAGAAACTAACGCATGAACAGTTTAACGGTAAATCACCGTCTGCCGCAACTCCGTGGCTTCCCGGTCAATGGGACCCCGTCGTTTCGGTATGAGCGCATGGTATCAGGCCGCTGGGTTGCATGTAACCACAGCCGTGCAATGGCAATCGTGGGGGTATGGCGCCGCAAAGGAGAATCTTTATGCGTGAAATCGACAGGAGATTCAGGGACCACCGCGGCGTCCCGGTTCGGGTTATCCGGTGGGAGCCAGAGACCCGACGAGTCATATACCTGCGAGATGGGTACGAGCATGAATGCTTCAGCCCTCTCGATCAGTTCCAGCGCAAATTTACAGAGTTAAAGGGCGACCATGAGCACTAAATTAAGCAGCTACGTTTGGGACGGCTGCGCAGCTTCCGGCATGAAATTGTCCAGCGTGGCGATCATGGCGCGCCTGGCTGATTTTAGCAGCGATGAGGGAGTCTGCTGGCCTTCCATCGAAACTATTGCGCGGCAGCTCGGCGCCGGGCCAAGCACTGTGCGCACGGCGATCGCCAAACTTGAGAAAGACGGCTGGCTTAAGCGCACTCAGCGCCGCCAGGGCAACCGTAACGCATCCAATATCTACCAGCTGAATGTGGCAAAGCTCCGTACGGCGGCATTGTCTCACCTGCCAGATTCTGACACGTCAAATTCTGACGCATCAAAATCTGACCCGTCAAAATTTGAGGCATCAAAATCCGGCAAAAATGGCGGTTTTGACCCGTCAGAATCTGGCGGGGATCCGTCAGTAAAATCAACTACTGATCCATCAGATAAAAAACCTTCTTGTCAGGTTGCCGGGCAACCCGACCCTGCCATGGTGATCACTGACCAGGCGAAACAAGTTTTATCACACCTGAACCAGACCACCGGATCTCGCTACCAGGTCTGCAAGTCGTCCCTGGAAAACATTCGCGGCCGTCTGGCCGAAGGGTTTACGCCTGATGAGCTGACGCTGGTGGTTGATTACAGCGTCGAGAAGTGGGGCGACGATCTGAAAATGGCCGAATATCTCCGCCCGACAACCCTGTTCCTGCCCTCCAAGTTCCCAGGCTACCTGCAATCGGCGAACAAGTGGAACGCAGCAGGGCGCCCGGCGCGCGAAACGTGGGGCCAGCGTAAGGCGGATCCGATGAAGTTCGGTCCTGTTGATAACAAAATTCCTGAGGGATTCAGAGGGGCAACGTCATGAGTATTGAATCCGAAGTTTCGCCAATGACCAATAAATACTGCCGGGACCTGGCCGAACTGCGCAGCCAGCCGCTGCACGAACTTAAAGAAGTCGGCGATCAGTGGCGTACGCCAGATAACATTTTCTGGGGTATCAACTCAATGTTTGGCCCGTTCGTTCTGGACCTGTTTTCCGACGGCGAGAACAGCAAATGCGAAGCGTATTACACCGCAGAAGACAATGCGCTGGCGCAGGACTGGTCCGCCAGGGTGACAGAACTCAACGGCGCTGCTTTTGCGAACCCACCATACAGCCGCGCCAGCATGCATGAGGACGAGTACATCACCGGAATGCGTTACATCATGCAACACGCTAGCGCGATGCGTGACAAAGGCGGTCGCTTTGTTTTCTTGATCAAGGCTGCAACCAGCGAGGTGTGGTGGCCGGAAGATGCCGATCACGTTGCTTTTATCCGCGGGCGAATTGGTTTCGATCTGCCGATGTGGTTTGTGCCAAAAAACGAAAAGCAGGTGCCGTCCGGAGCGTTCTTCGCCGGTGCGGTCGTCGTATTCGACAAGACCTGGCGCGGCCAGGCGATGAGCTATATCAGCCGTAAGGATCTGGAAGCTCGCGGGGATGCCTTCATGTCGCAGATCCGCCGTGAAGCTGAGCGTCTGTTTAAGCAGGTTGAACCACAGCAACAACCGCAAAATATTCCGGAAATTATTCCAGAAGCCGTAGCGCCGGTGGAAGAGGCACCACCAGCAGCTGCTGAGCCAGAACTTCCGCTGACCAAGAAAGATATTGTTGAGCAAAGCGGCTTCAACTTTTGGGCGTGTGCCTGCGCGGCGTTCGGCGACAAAGAGGTATACACCTTCGCAGAATCGCGCTTCGCGCATACCTGGGCATCTGATTCAGTTGCAAGCCCTGAATTCATTGTTGTGCCGCTCGAAACCATTGCCAGTGCGGTCGCACTGATAAGAGAAAATGTTGATCAGCAACAGCTGATTAACTGGCTTAACCAGCAAAGCTTCGAGCATGACAACATCCGTAAAGACATGCAGGAGCGCCTGCTTACTCTGGCGCCAGAGATGATCAGCGAATATGGATTGGCGTGCGATGAAGTAACAGCCATCCTCGAGACTATCCCACGGCATCACTGGAACAATATTCGCTCTCTCAGGATCCGATTCCGCATGCTGATGGATGAACGCAAAGCCGGGCAGAAAGAGGGGGAAGCAGCGTGAAACCTCTAAGCACTCGCCAGCAGGAGGTTCTGGACCTGCTGGTGAAATATCAGAGCGAGCACGGTTATCCGCCGACTATTTCAGAGCTGTCCCGCCTGATGGGAGTGGTGTCGCCGAATGCGGCCGCCCTGCAGTTACGCGCGTTGCAGCGCAAAGAGGCAATAACGATAGTCCCGGGTGCGCATCGCGGCATAAAAATCAACAGCCAGCCATCGCAGCTGATCCCGGAGGGTAAATGAAACTGGTGCTGCCGTTCCCTCCGAGCGTAAACACCTACTGGCGCTCCCCGAATAAGGGGCCGCTGGCCGGTCGCCACCTCATCAGCGCCAAAGGGCGTGCGTACCAGAGCGATGCTTGCGCTGCGATCATTGAGCAACTGCGCAGATTACCGAAGCCCAGCAGCGCTCCGGCAGCGGTAGAGATCGTTCTTTTCCCGCCAGACGCGCGGCGCCGCGATATCGACAACTACAACAAGGCGCTCTTCGACGCGCTGACCCACGCAGGTATCTGGGAGGATGACAGCCAGATTAAGCGAATGCTGGTGGAGTGGGGACCGGTGCTGAAAGGTGGCAGGGTCGATATCACGATCACACCCTACAGGCAGGAGGTGGATAAATGTCCAGCTGTGGGTTGAAAGAAAGTCGATCTGGCAGTAATGTCAAAAAGTGCAAGCGAAGCGGGCGTGCAGGCCCCTCGCAATACAATCAGTGGAGAACAAAATGAGTCAATTACTCGTAATTGACGGCGTTTCCGTACGCCGTGATATTTTTGGGCGTTACTGCCTTAACGATCTTCATCGTGCTGCTGGCGCTCAGGATAAGCACAAGCCAGCGTTCTGGCTTCGCAACGAGCAAACTGAACAACTAATAAGCGAGTTGCAAATTAGCAACTCGGAAACGCCGGACCCGGTCAGCGTTATCCGCGGAGGCAAAGAGCAGGGCAGTTACGTCTGTAAAGAGCTGGTCTACTCCTACGCGATGTGGATCAGCCCGCAGTTCAGCCTGAGGGTGATCCGGACGTTTGATGCAGCTGTAAATCAGCCCGCCACTCTTCAGAGCCAGGCGGCAGATAAAATGCAGGCAGGCGTCATTCTCGTCGATTTTATGCAGCGCTCCCTTAACCTCTCCAATTCTTCTGTTCTCGGCGCATGCCAGAAGCTGCAGGATGCTGTTGGCCTGCCAAACCTTGCCCCGCAGTACGCCATTGATGCCCCAGCCGGTGCGCCTGATGGATCCAGTCGCCCCACGCAGTCACTGAGCGCCCTGCTCAAAGCTAACGGGATCCGCATGTCGGCTACGCTGGCTTACCAGCAGCTGGCCAAACTGGGGATCGTCGAGCATAAGGAGCGCCGCAGCCGTTCGGGTGTAAATGGTGTTAAGCGCTTCTGGGCGATGACAGCGAAGGGGTGCATGTACGGGAAGAATATCACCAGCCCGGCGAACCCGCGTGAAACGCAGCCGCATTTCTTCGAGTCAAAATTTCAGGAGCTGTTGCGCCTGCTCGAAACTGTGCATTGAGGTGTCTGTGAGAGCGTTATTAACCCCTGTCGTCGTAAAAGAGTTCGGGATCGTGGCGTTCCGCCCTGGTCCTGAGCTCATGCCGCATTTCCAGCGTGGCCGCATTCTTCTGGAGAACGAGCCGGAGCGCCTGGCGGGTCTCCCTACCGGGGAGCTCCCGGCGGCGCGGCAGCCGCTGGCGGAAGATCCGGCAATGGTGCCAGTGTTTGAGCATGCTGATGTGATTAAGCGGGCTGGTGGCCTCTCATGTCTGGAAGCCTGGCTGATGCGAGAATCCGGCTGCCAGTACCGGCACAGTGACTATCACCACCACGAAATGGTCACCATGCGGCATGCACCCGGCGTGCTTCGGCTGTGCTGGGCCTGCGATGTCCGGGTGCGAGAGCAATTTACTAACGAACTGGCGGGCATTGCGCGGGAGAACCTGGCAGCCTGGCTACTGTCGGTCGTTCGCGCCGGGCTGGGTTTCGATGATTCGCACGCGGTGACCCTGCCAGAACTGTGCTGGTGGCTGACGCTTAACAACCTGGCGCATGTCATACCTGAGACGGTGGCGCGCAAGGTCCTGCGTATCCCGGCTGAGAAAATGCAATCGGTTATGCGTGAGGCTGACATTGTGCCGTCGGTACCGCCCACCAGCATTGTAGAGGAGGCTGTTAAAAAGGTGCTGGCGCTGCAGGTAGATCCGGAGACGCCCGAATCCTTCATGCTGCGGCCAAAGCGCCGACGCTGGCAAAACCAGAAATACACCCGCTGGGTAAAGGCGCAGAAGTGCGCATGTTGCCAGAACCCGGCAGACGACCCCCACCACCTGATCGGCCACGGCATGGGTGGGATGGGTACCAAAGCGCATGATTTGTTCGTGATCCCGCTGTGCAGAGCGCACCACGATGAATTACACGCTGACGCCGTGGCATTTGAAGCGAAATACGGCACGCAGCCGGAGCTGCTGCTGAAAACATTAGACCGGGCGCTGGCTATCGGCGTACTGGCGTAGACGGAGTGGAGAACGCGATGAATCTGGATGGAGTTTTAAAATTTTTTGCACCTAAAGGTATGCACATTTCGGACAGCGTCCGCGCAACAGCGGGCGATCAGTTAACCGTAACCGACATTATGGCGGCGCTGGGCATGACTCAGGCAGATGCCGGGATCGGCCTGGCCATGTATCTGGGGAAGGCAGGCATCAGTCCACAGGATAAAGAAGCCGCGATATCCTGGCTGACCGAGTACGCCAAACAGCATGCGCCGATGGCGGTGCGTAAAGCTGCGGGTAAAAAGTTCCCGCTGTGCATGCGGATCCTCGCCCGCTTCGCCTTCAAAGACTACGCCTCATCAGCTGCTGACAGTGTTGATTGCCCAAAATGTCAGGGCAAAGGCATCATCACCAAAA